TTCACCTTGGTGAAGTTGAGCTACATAGCCATCATACGGAACATAATCAAGACCAACTGCAAGTCTTGGAAGTTCAAGCCTGTCAAGAGCACTAATCTCAACTCCTGGAATTTCATTAATTATATCAATTACTCCATTGACACCATCAACGAAGAAGTTAACCACGTCTTCGACGCCTTCCATTATCCAGTTAAACACCGTTTGGAAAGCTCCCTCAAAAAAGTCACCAACGGCTGTGGCTGCATCAGAAAATACCTCTTTTATATCTTCCCATAGCTCACTGAACCAATCAGTTACACCATCGAACACATCAACAATAGCATCCCAAGCACCAGAAAATGCCTCTCCAAACCAATCGGCAACCCCTTCAAATACACCGACTATATCGTCCCAAAGTCCTGTGAAAAATCCTGCAATTTGTTCAACAACCCAGCTTATACCTTCCCACAAAGGTTGTATAATTGTTTCATCTACCCAGTTCCAAACACCCTCGAAAATGCCAACTATGCTATCCCACAAATCTGAGAAAAATCCGCCTATCGTGTCAACAAGCCATTTTATACCATCCCATATAGGATTGATAACATAGTCCCAAATCAACTTGCCTGCTGTTGATAATAGAGCCCATATAATCTCAAATATTTTTGCAATTATCTCATATATTTTTTGGACAGTTGCTGTAACAGCTTCAACTATAGGACCAAGAAAGTTATCCCAAATATAAGTCGCTATCCCAACAAAGAAATTTTTAATTGCTTCAAATACACCCGAGAAAAATTCAACTATAGTATTCCACCCTGCAGATATTGTTTCACCTAAAGTGACAAAGAACTCTGGGATTGACTCAGTAAAGAAACTTACAATATCGTCCCAAAGTTCAACAAAAAAGTCAAATATCGGGAACAGAAATTCCTCTATCTGCGGACCCCAAGTATCATAAATTAAAGAACCTATTTCCCAACCTGCAATAGCTGCACCTACAACCGCCAAAGCTTCACCAGCTATAGGTCCAATTGTAGATAAAGCTGAACCAATTTTGGGGCCAACCGCTTTTGCTGCTGTAACAAGTCCTCCAAATCCTTTTGTTGCCAAACTAGCAAGACCAGATAAAGCCGAACCAATTTTTGGTATGAGCCAGCCTATGGCAGCAATAACATTTCCAACGGCTTTTACAACCCCGCCAATAACTGTCGTCAATGTTCCAAATATTTTTAATGCCGGACCAATAACTGCCAGAATTAAAGCACCATCTACTATTAATTTCTTTGTGCCATCATCAAGACTAGAAAACCAATCCAAGCCTTCCGAAATTTTATCCAAAAGCCCAGACAAAGCGGGAACCAATTCTTGACCAATCTGAATTGCCACACCTTCGGCTTGCGATTTCAAAAGCGTAAGTTGACCCGAAAAGTTATCCAATTGAATATCGGCCATTGTTTTGGCCGCACCTTCGGCATTATAAATTGCGTCTGTCAGTTTATTATAATCTGTCTCGCTTGCATTTACAATCGCAAGCATGCCTGTCATAGCTCTATCGCCAAAAATCAGATTTGCAACCTGAGTTTGCTGTGCCTCCGACATTCCGGACATAGCAGACCTTAAATCGTCCATCACTTCTTTCAGTGACTTAACCGAGCCATCTTGATTTGTCAAAGATATGCCCATTTTTTCTAACTCTTCTTGAGCTTCTTTTGTAGGCGAAATGATACTTGTCAAAGCCGACCTCAAAGAAGTACCCGCTTGACTTGCTTTAATTCCAGAATTAGCCATCAAGCCTAATGCAATAGCCGTATCTTCTACTGAATATCCAAGCGAACCTGCAACGGGAGCAACATATTTGAATGATTCACCAAGCATCGAAACATTGGTATTTGCATTACTACTTGCGGAGGCGAGAACATCAGCAAAATGGCTTGAATCTTTTGCCGATAAGCCAAAGGCGGTAATTGCATCGGTAACTATATCAGAAGTTGAAGCAAGATCCTCGCCTGAAGCTGCGGCCAAATTCATAATACCATCCAAACCACTTAGCATGTCATTTGTTTTCCAACCAGCCATCGCCATATATGACAGGGCATCAGTTGCTTCTGTAGCTGTAAATTTTGTAGTTGCTCCCATCTCTTGTGCTTTGGCTGAAAGCAATTCAAGCTCTTCGGCCGTTGCTCCCGAAATTGCCTGAACATTACTCATGCCTTTTTCAAAATCTGCTGCTGTCTTTATAGAATATCCACCAACCGCTGCAATTGGCAATGTCAGATTTCTTGTTAAAGTTCCGCCAACAGAACTCATTTTTTTGCCTGCCGTTTGAAGTTTATCACCAACCGCTATAACTTTTCCGCCAATAGTATCAAGTGTAGTGCCTATTTTATCAAACGTATCTTTTATTGTTTTTCCGGCTTCTTTTCCTTTATCGCCGGTCCCCTCTAAGTTTTCACCAAGTTCAGTTGATTTGGTTGCCGTTTCCTCAATTTCTTCTTGTGCTCTACCAATTCCAGATAAATCAGAACCTACACCTTGCAAAGATGTTTCCACTCCGTCAACTGCCGATGAAGCTTCTTGCGAACTTCCCTCTAAATCTCCAAGAGCACTTACAACCAGCTTCAGTGCATTGAAAAATTGATTGGCATCTAATGTCATAGATCCCTTAGCCATACCCATATTAACTGGCAACCAAATCACCTCCTACTCGAATTGTTTATACATGTCCGAAAAACTTGATTTTTTATTCTCAAAAATTAATTCTTCCCCAGCCTCAATTTTGTATCTGATATAAGCAACAGCTTGGTTAAAACAGAATGCCGTATACTCGTCCTCAATAAACATTATTTCAGCCGGGGATTTATCAAAATATTTCGATTGATTTAATACATCAATTATTGCTCTGCTCTTGACGAAACGAAGAAAGAGATTTTATACCCCTTTGCGTATAATTAAACAAAAATACCAGCTGTTCGTCAGTAAGCTCAATTCCTGCTTCTTTAATCTCATGCCAAGTCGGTGAAACAAAAGTTGCTTCGCAAAGAATTTCAAACACTTCATAAGTATCTGCCAAATTATTCCGATCCATCTTTTTCGGCTGTGCCGGCTTTGAACCAGAGAATAAAGAATCGGCTGCCTGCATAAGAGAATTTGGAATCTTTCCGGCCTTTGCAAGAGCAAGAATACTAGGTCTTTTGAGTTTTGCCCTAAATGGCATATCAGGACCAAATGGGGGCAAATCTACAATCATTCCCTCTTGATATTTCACAAGGTCATTTATTGATGTTACATCTGTATTATTTGTTATATTTATATTTTTCTTTGTAGCCATTTTTACATTTCCTTTCAAGAATTTTTATTTACTCACCATCAGTATTATCAGAATTATCAGAATTATTGCCACTCACAAGGACAGGCAGTTCATCAGGTCCGATATAGGTTATTGTGTAAGGTGCCTCTCCCTCATTTGGAGCAGAATCAATTACATACTCGGGAACCCTAAAGACATTATCCTCTGAAGTCATTGAAATAGGATTGCCCGTACAATTCGGATATGAACACTTCTCATAACCTGTGCAAATACCAGCTGCATTATAAATTGCAGAATAAGCATCAAGGGTAAATACAGGGAGCGTAACTCTCTCTCCAACCGTAGGCGGAGTATAGCCACTTACCTTACCTGTCTGACTATCGTATGTAATCGTACCGCCCTGAAGAATCTTTACAACCTCTGGTGTAAATACATTATCAGTCAGAGTAATCTGATTTCCTGTAACTGTAACTTGCTTCTTCTTCTGGGCTTTCAGAACGCCCTTAATAATCAGCTTTACCGCATCTTGTGTCTCTGTCTGGATATCGACTTGAATCTTACTTGCTGTATCAAGTCCAATTACCTGAGGCTCATCGCTAGAAGTTGCACCAGGGACTGTAATTGTCAGAAGCTGACAGTCAATTGTTGCTATCTCTTTTGTTCTTTGAACGTTAGAACCAGCCATTTTTTATTCCTCCTCGCTATCTGTTTGTTGATTGATATAATCACTATAAACTTTCCTATAATTGACGTATTCCGTTGATACCATCCAGCCTTTCACAGAATCATCAAAATAGGGTTGGCTTCTGTTGTTTGCACATCTCAATGTAGGAAAAATTTTTGCCATTGCCTTTTCCACATCATTTAGAAAACCTGCATAACTAGAAAAATTCCTTTGAGGGACATATAACAATAAGTCATAATAAATTATATTAGTCGAATAATCTACATAGGGTATATCCATACCTGGCTTTACAACAACATATCTTGATTTACAAACTCCGACATGTTGACCAGGGAAATATACATCGAAACCCTCTGATTTCAAGTTATCATAAATCATTTTTGCTATTGTATCAGCCAAATATTTCACCTACTTTAATTTTGATTTTTCCAAAAATCCATTAAACGCTTGTATAACCTCGGGAGATTTTTCTCTCAATGTGGGATTGACTATAGCCCATTTCTTTTCGTACTTAAATTCAAGATCAATGGCAGATAGTTCACCAGTAAGCGACCAAGCAGGATTGTTTGTAGACTCCAAATATCGTCCATAATAAACACCATGTGAAAGAGTAATAGTCCATTCATAACCATTTTTTGAAGCTTCTCCGCTCAAGCCTGGTCGCGCTCTCGGAGTCCTATCTGTCCAAGGCCTATTCTTTTTCATGTAGGCTTCAAGTTCCCTTGCTTTTGATGTTACATACCAGTCAATCTCTTTTTCCACTTTTTCTGAAAAAGCCATTATTTCAGCTTTCAGAGTTTCTAAGTCCAAATCCAGTGCCATCGTCAACCGCCTGCAATGAAATGTCGAAAGCCACACCCAAATCATTTACATTGAGTGTTTCAACAACTTCGTAATCTGTATTACAATAGGTTACCACGTCCCCATGCATAACCTCAAAATTTTCTGTTGCTAACACCAAAATCATTGGCTGTGGCTTTCTTCTCGATATTGTTCCATCTTGTACATTTTCCGTTATATAGGAATTTACTTCATGGAATACCCCTGTAATTTTTATTTCCAGAGGTTCCTCGTCCTCTTTTCTTTCCCCATATTCATCAACTAAAAAATGCTTAAATGTAAATTCTTTTCCATAACGTTTAATAAATCTTTTAATTTTATTTCTGTCAAAATTTTTATTATAATACATCTGAGCACCTCATTCCAGAATGCCCGAATTATGTGATCTGTACTGTGAGGCTAAACGTTTGAAATATGATGAAGTATCAGAAGCAGAAAGTCCGGAAACACTCAAAGTAGTATTTTCCGATTTGATAATTAAGCATCTATATGCTGCTGCCTCAACCGAACCTTCCTTTTGTAACCAAAATTCCAGTTCCTCGTCCTCAAAGTACGGAACTTCGTTCTCCCTTATCAGAATTTTTAACTCATCAATATTTGACATTAGCCTCACCTCCAAATCTTATATTACATTCCAAGAGCTTCTCTTACAATTGCTCTCGCCTGCTTCACTGTATTTGCAGAACTCGTATCAATCTGCTTTGCATCTGCAATCTTTCTGATCTCCTCAGATGACCATGTTGAAATGGGTTTTGTAAGTATATCCTCAATATCAGAATCAGCCTTAGGCTCTATTTCGTCACCAGAGGCCTCAAATTTGCTCTGTATGGGCTTTTCAGGCTTAGGCTGAGTAATTTCATTACCAACCTCATAAAAGCCCATAGGAGCGAAAATTTCGCGATATGCAGAATTTGATACCTCTACCGTCTTAATACCATTTGTTATCTTTACCATAGTATCACCTCTTACGACGGAGTAACATCCATGATATAGATATTATCAGCAGCCTCGAAAGAAGGCAGACAAATCTGAGTCACCTTTGTCTCAACATTTACAGGATCCGTCTTCTTCACAGTTGTAACTGCAACGCCTGTGTCAACCATTGTAACATTAGCAGCTGTTCCCGACATAAGATCGGATTGCTCAGGAGTTGTACCAAACCAAGTAGTGCCAAGCTTGCCCTCAGGGAAAAGCACGATTGTTTCATCGGGTACATATCTTGTAGTTGTACCATCCTCGAGCTTGTATCTCTTATCATTCAGAACGATTTCAAGCTGAAGCTCGTCCTTAATATAAGTCTTGAGTCTTGAATCAGAAATTTCGCCAACGCCATTTGTCAGAACATAAATTGCCTTCTTGATCTTGTCATTATTTCTGAGCATTCTCCATGTAGCAGAACCGCAAATTGCTCTTGTAGGCATTACACCTGTATCATCATATATCTTGTCCCTTGCATCTCTGAGATCCTTAATAGGATCAGCTGTACTTGTAGAAGCCCAAGAAATAGCAGCGTTGCCCTTGTGGCCTGCTGGCACACCATAATCATAATAATAGTACTGACCATTTGAAGTCATGGTAACAATACCAGTAGTCAGTGCCATCATTCTCATTCTTTCTCTTGATACCCTTGCAGAACGTATCAGCTGAACTTCATCGTCAAATACTCTGTTCATAATGGCATCAATATATGCCTGGTTACCAGTTTCAAGAACCATATTGAGTTCCTGTCTGAGCTCCTCATCTACATACATGGACTCCTTAAAGAAAGGCATTTGAGCAGAAAGCTTTTCAAAGCCAATTCTTGATCTCGGAATTGCAGCAGCATCAAAAGCTGAATTTTTCAGAACAACAGGAAGCCCTTTGGCGCCCTTGATCCACTTAATGTCAAGGCCTCTCTTTTGCTGAGTGTCCCAAAGTTCCTCACCGATAAAAGGCTCCTGATCCTGAGAAAGCTCAGTCCAATATGCCGCAATCTCTTGTGATGTGATAAGTTCAAATATTGTCATTTTACTTCCTCTCCTTTATTATCCCTCTATGAATGTCACCTTTGCATTCAGAGCTGTTTTTACTGCACTTGTGATCTTTGCCTTTGTAGTAGCATCAAGCATTTTTGTATTTACAAAACCAAAAATCAGAAGCGTTCCATTTGCATTACCTGCGGTTACATCTACATCGTGCAGGAGTACACCAACTGCATTAGAAACTCCCTCTGTAGTTGTAGCCTCTACAAATGCTGTAGTTCTTGCATCAAGTGAACCAGTCAGAGGAGTTCCAGCCTTTATAATCTTCCTTCCGTCTGAATCTGCGGTTGTTGAACCTTGAGCAACCACTACGCCAACCGAAAGTTGAAACTCTGTATTAAACAGAATCTGATTCGGAGCCGCTCCAACTGTTGTCTTAATTCCCGATTGATTGAACATTTAATCTTCCTCCTTTACTTCCCAAAAAATGAACTTTGAGTTTTCTTTGCCTTCATTTTGCCGAGTCTTGCACCAATGGATTCTGCATTCTTGTCAGACTTATTTTTACTATTTCCAATAGAACCGCCTGTGCCCTTCTTGCCTGCATTTTCATCATCGCTTGAAGTAAACATGTCAGGATGTTTCTTTTTGATCTCAGAAATAACTGTCTTAAACTGCTTTCCGTCATTTGATTTTGCCGTTGCAAGAATTATCACATCATCTACGCAATCCGGCTTTGCACCAAGCATCATAGCAGATACTTTTGCCTCTGCCTGACTCTTTGCAGCAATTGCCTCAGCAAGCTTTGTCTCGGCGTCCTTATTTGCTTCGTCCTTGTCTTTCTTATCCTGAATTAACTTACGAATATCGGCCTCAGACATACCAAAAACTTCAGCATAATCAATTTCCTTTTCGTCTTTATTTTCATCATCGTTTTTGTTCTGATCTGCAGAATTATTTGAATTGGAATCTTGATTCTTATCGGACTCATTTTCCGAATCGCCTGTCTTGTCCTCGTCCTCTTTCTTATCGTCAGGATCTTCTGCGAAAAATTGCATTGAAATTTTTATCCTGTTTTCCTTATTTTCCTCAAACATTTTCTTTTTCTCTCCTTTTACTTATAACCAGAAATTGCCCTTGATATTTCTACCAAGAGCATTTATATTAAAATCATCTGATTTTTATTTTTATTATATAATCTGCAAACAAATCCAGCTTATACCTTACATTTGCATTTAGCCTTCTTTTCCATTTAATTGGAATTGCATTATATCCAAATCTCATACCAACCAAGCTACCTGTTACCGCTGCAATTGTATCAGCATCTCCGCCATCATTAACTGCACCAATAATTGCTTCATCAAAAGTTTTTGATTTCGTCAAATAATATATTGCATTGTTAAATGTGTTTATTACACATCCTGTGGGATTCATCTTTTCAAACGTTAATGCAGATATTGGTACTTCATTTTTTAATAAACCTCTTATAACATCTGTATATTCAAGTATATAACTTTCACAAATGCCATTATTATGTGTTAAATTCCCTTGCCAAACATTCAATACCGAATTTCCAATTAAAGCAAAAGGCAAAGCCCTCATTAAAGAACCATTTCCCAAAGCGTGTTGATCCTTATCAATAAATCTATTTTGCTTTAGGTTCTCTATTCCTTTGGCACATTGATTACCGACATCTTTTGGCTTTCCGTCGTACCATTCAACAAAATTCTTAATTATTTGCACCTTGCAATCTTCAACGGTACTTGCATTCATTATTGCATTCATAATACACATTGACATTTGGGTATCATCTGTTACGTCACCAATTCTGAGATTCAGCCAACCGCCGCCAATAATATTATTAACAATTCCATATTTCTTTTTGATTTCTTCGGGAGCCATAAATTCTGTTGTCGCTCCCATGCTGTCACCTATAGCAAATCCATAAAGTGATCCTTTTATTTTATCACGCAACTGCATTTATTTTTCCTCCTCATAAAACTCACAATAATCATTCAAGAACAATACATCGTGAGGCTTTCCATTATCGTGAGGTGGACCAAGATAAACTTTACATAAATCTTTAGTTACACCACATTTTATTATCTTATCATTTACTTTAATTTCTGTTCTGTCCCTGAATATGCAGTCTTTGCACATTATTTTATTTATGTCCGGCCATTGCGGTCTGATTTCATTGTTTTCAATAACCATCAGATCACTTCCCCCTTCATAGCTCATACCTCCGTATTAATCTTCATAATAACCCTTGCTCTCCAGATATTTGTATATCTCTTCTGCTATTCTCGCATTCTCTTTTGAGATTGCCTTGCATCCAAAATCCGATTGCCTTGTAGCACATTCGTTAAATGCTATACACATCGAGTTGAACATTGAACCTGTAGCTGTGATCTTCTCACCATTTGAAAGAGTGATTGTGTACCTTGTTTCCCATTTTGATTTTTTCATAATAGTTCCTCCTCTGAGATTATGCCATAAACCGCCAAGAAAAGAGTTTAATCGTATACATGCACTATTGCACTTTTCGCACACCAAAATGTAAAGTCTTTGTTGTAATCATAGCAATCGACTGCGTTCAATAATACGGCTTTTTCTGTTTCGCGGCATACACGATACATATTTCGTGCTTCATACGGGTGATCGTCTTTGCGTGCCCAAAATTTAATTTCTACATATTTACCAGTATACATCGTGTTACTCATTGTAATTCCTCCTCTAAGGTCTTAAGTTGTTTTATTTCTGAATTTAAGATATTCCTCAAGGTTACCTTTCGCAACTATTTGTTCAGAGCTCTTAATGTGGGAGTTGAACCAGTGAGTATTCTGTTTTATCCTTGAGGTTTATCTCTTATCTTGTTTATATTATATCACATTAAATTGCATTTGTAAATAGGTATTTGGTAATGTTTACAAAAAGTTAATAATTTATTTTGTGAATGAAGAAATACCACCTGTATGAGTATGTTCTAAGCCTGTCTTAAAGTAATCTGGCTGACCTACAACCTCCATATCTATCTCAATATTTTTATGTTTATATCTTATATCTGTTATTCTATATTGAGTACCTCGTTGTAACAGCACTTCTGCTTCTGCTCCAACACTATTATATGAATCTCCTACGTGATACAACTGTTCCCCGGAAATAGTATTACCATAATAACTTTGAGGTTCACAGTAAATAGCCTTTGTTCCCTCTGGACAAAAAATATTATATTGGATATTTCCTGACCAGTGATAATCTTTCGCCATTCCTGTAGAAGTAAAGGCATGATTGGTAAATGTCTGACCTACAAAAGCATTTTTCATTTCTTCAACATTTCTGCTCTGAATGATCCGCATAGCATCATCATAAGAAAACAAATCACCTTCAATTATTCCTGCCAAACCACTATCAGTTGACTTACGTATCAGCATACATGAATCTTCCATTGCTGTCTTTTCAATTGCCTTAGTCAAATCGGCCACATTCTGTGCCATATCCGCATAGCCATCAGATTTCATGAATTTCCCAAAATCACCGTATGTATATTTATCCATTCTTTCATTTTGTAAACTTACATTGCCAACTCCCTTAAAATCACGTCGGCTCCAAGATGGACTATAGTCATATCCGCTTAAAGGCCTATTATAAGCACCTGATCCTCGTGTATACTCCCATACGGAATATTTTTCTCGTTCCGTTAAATCGCCCCATTGCCTATCCAAAATTTCTCTATAATATTTATCAGCCTCTGTTCTTCTGGCAAAATTCTTTGCAGCCGCTTTCGCTTCATCAGTGTAAAGATCATCAGCAAATTTACCAATGGTATTTCCAGTTGGTTGCAAAGCTTTCTTTGCATCAAGATACTTTGCCTTAGCTGCCATATATTTCTTGCCTTCAGCTTCAAAATCGTCTAATTGATTTAGCAGATTGTGGAATTTATCGTATTTCAACATATCATCGGCCGAAGTAGTTAATTTTGAGATTTCGTCCATATAATATTGCTTTTTCTTTGGAATGGCATCTATTTTACTTGCATATTCAGAAACTGTCACATCATCTTTCCAAACACCCGAAATGATCTTACTTCCTATATCGTCCATTTCCTGTTTAGCCAAATTCATTTGAGCTACATAGTCTACCGCAGGCTCTGAGGCGGTCGTGGCGACCTTTTCTACCTCAGCTAATGATTTATATTTATATTTCAATTTGCCAAGCTTAGAATTAAAATATTCAACATCTGACATACCTGCTTTTATTGCTTCTTGTTCTAATTTAGAACATATAGCGGGATTGGCTTTTGCATACCATTCCCAAAAATCACCAGGCATATTGTCAACCGTATAACCATAAGGGCTTAGATATTTATTCTGATTTGCTGTAAACTCTGCAACCTTTACTTTCTTTTCGGTCTTGACAGTCTTTTCGATTGCTTTTGCTTTTTCTGCTGCTTCAGGCATAGTATTTTGAACCACTGTATTTGTTAATTCCGATACAGACTTATATTTATATTTTACTTTGCCTAATTTAGCATCAAAAAATTCGTGCATTGTTTGACCTTTCTTTTGTGCTTGATCGTAAAATTTATCCAAAACATTATTAGGAATACTTGTATTACTAAGCCACTCATCATAGCTAGGAATTTTTTCAGGAGTATACCCATAAGGCTCCAAATATGCCTTTTGCCAATTGGTGAATTGAGGGACTTTGACCTTCTTTTCGGCTATCTTCTTTTCAGCAGATTTCTGAATGTCGCCAGTTGAAATATTTTGTGGTGCAGCGGCATTCTGTTTGAATTGATTAATCTTATCTTGTAATTTGGCTGCCTCGTCGCCAAGAGCCTCCTGTCGCTCCTGAGCTATATCCTCTAAAGACTTCGGAAAATGGATTGCCATTGTACACATACCATTTGGGTGATCCAAAGGCAAATCTTCTGGCTTATAAATTTTTCCATCTCTTTCAGCACAGATTTCACACATTCTTTCAGTACCTGAAGCAAGCCATTCAATACCATCAGAAAAAGGATTTTGTTCTGTATATTCTTTCACCGTCTGTTGATAAGCATGTATGATAGTTGTTCTTGCCAATCTCTGGGCATTATAATCAACTTGTTTACTAGTACCCGGATAAACCTTTGACCAAGCCCAATCTTTCTTTGCCGCTGGATTGACATATTTTTCAAGGTCTTTTGCAATTTCGTAAGTCGATTTATTTAATGCCACGCCCTGAGCTGTTATATATCTGATGTCTTTCATTGTTGCGCTTTCACAACCCCAAATTCTCTGAGATAATTTCATCTTTGGAGCGTAAATTGTTCCATTGGTAATTGTATTTACAACGTCTTTTGGAATATAAGAAAAAGCTCCTTTAACATCGATCCCTAAATTGTTCATCAGATCATTGCTTTCACCTACAACAAACTTTGATATATCTAATACGTTGTTTTTTATTTCAGATAACACCTGCTTAGAAATATTCTTGTATGAATCTTGTAGCTGGACCTCCAGATTTTTCAAATATGTTATCTGATATGATTTCTTATTGCTTCCGGGCTTTTGAGCATCTTTCAATTGTTTTTGAACGGTCTTGAGTGCCTGCCCATATATATTCTTAATTCGTTTTTCCTGATTTATTGTCAAAGCTGTTTTATAGCCAGCCGATTCACCAATCTTGTATGATACAGACACTTCAAACACCTCTTTTTATATTTTATGTTTCGTAGGAACCAGGAACAAATGCAGATTCTTCAAGCATCTGTTTTTCTCTTGCTATTTGTTCAATCTCTGCATCTGCTTCTGCATCGGTTAATTCTCGCCATTTCTTCATGTAGGCTTTTCTTGACATTGTTTGCTGACCTACCTCAGCAAGATCCATTTGTTTTTCTTCTTCTTCATCTTCCGGTAAAGGATAATTTGGATCAATGAATACCTCATAATTGATTGGCGTTATTATATCCTCTGTATATTGTTTTATACAATCAGGATAATATACAGCGCCTTCAATCAGAATATCTATAATATATCTGAGTTTTGGAGCCCATGTCACAAGCTTCTCATTGCATCTTACCTGCAATGGCCAATAGACTGCTTTTAATGCTTTACCAGAAGTAATCACGCCTTGCATGGACTCGAGTGAAACATCGGGCATATCTATCTGTTCGTGCATCTCCATGTCAATTCTCTTTAATGTCGTTTCAAGAGGAGCGCTATAGGACATATTATTTTCAAGGGTACCAACTTGAGGACTTGCTTGATCCAGGTTTTGATCCGTCGTTAAATCCCAAAAGCTTCCAGGTCTTCTACTTAACCCCTTTGTACTATTTGGATCCATATCAATGGCATAAGTAACAGGATTCATGTTCTTTCGCTCATTGTCCATGTCTGAATTTGATAACTTGCTAAAATCTGATTCATATTGCATTAAAGCATTAATTTCAGATTCTCCCTTTGTATTGCCTAAAGTGCCATCATTCAGAATTACAACAGCAGGGACCTTATTAAATTCTGTTTCAGATTCAGGAGTAACCGCTTCAATTAAATTTCCTAAACCATCAAACAGATCTTCTTGTACATAACATTTCTGAGTTCTTTGCCCATTTACTGTTTTATACTTCAAAAAATATCTCTTTCTGAATATCCGCCTTGATGATGATTGATTTGAGTCATTCACAACAATAAATGCTGTAAAATTTTCCAACTCATCAGGATTGCTCAGCTTTGTATTATATACAAATTCTGTTGCTTTTAGAAATGTGATCTTTACGCCATCATCGGGATTGAAATTTACTATCGCCCCAACCCTACCAGCTATAAAACAATCTTTTGCAGCTTGAAGCAATTGTCTCCCAACATTGTTCTTTTCACAAACCTTTCTGATATATTCTTGAACAATGGTTATCATATCTTTTGTTTCGTCTGATACTTCTGAAATATCACCTTTTGGATTGATTACAATATCAGGCATTTGTGAAAATAAAAATCTTGCCTCTTTATTAATCAGCCTTGCACAACGTTTATATCTTGTTTCTGACGGTTCATAATCTCCATTACTTCCCTCTGGTGAAAACTCTGCACCATTCTCATATACATCATAGTATTTAAGTATTTCGTGTATCTCAGTCAGATATTCATTCGCATCTTGTCCAAGCTCCTGACTTATCATTGACTGAGGAATTTTCTTCCATACATAAATATATTCGCCTTGCTTTGTTTTATCTTCCATACTTTCCACCTCCAACACTTCCTGAAATACTGTTTGATTTTCTTTCCTTAATATCGGCTACTGTCACCATATCTAAAGCATACCAAATAGCCGAGAACGTATGCGGGTCTATATTAAATTCATCATAAATTACATTGCCTTTTTGATCTTTCTTGTACGTCAAATACTGTAGCTCTCTGATTGTATTTCTGCATTTAGGACTTACAATTATATGCCTAAATCTTTTAATCTTTCTTGTATTACTTAAACGTGAACCTGCAAATTTATTTCTGCATGCTCTCATTTGATAACCACATTGTCTATAATATGTAATTGCTTTCGGGTCCTCATTATCTGCAACGATCATTTTCTGATAGCCTTGCCTGTTGTATTCATTTATACGCTCTTTCAAGGCTAACATTCTTGGATCCCTTGCAAACCTATCATCAGTTATTTTGTTTTTATAGATTTCGTCCCATATATATAATATGCTATGTTTGATATCTACTGACATTGAAACAACTGCATTATAGGATTCCTCAAAACCGAAGTCCATTCCAAAATACTGATTTTCAGGGCCAAGCTGTTCAATTTCTGATTTGAATAATTCCGCCGATTGAGCTATCATAAATTGAGGTAATACCCTCGTACCATTTGCACCAAATTGACCTAGCCTTGCAACTCTCCATAATGGTTCATCATATAGCTTCAATTCGTCAAGTCGTCTTATATATGCTTTAGGCAAGAATGGGTTATCATCAGGAACACTATGCATATAGTATGTACCATTCTTGACTATTATTTTCTTTTCGTATAGTTTGTTGTCGTCAAGTATAACCGTTTCTTTTCCATCATCATCTATATTAACGAAGAAATGCCTATACACCCAATTTTCTTTACCAACTGGATTACAAGACAAAATAAAATGCATTGAAACATTTGGAGTTCTGATTCTTCCCAAAAGTTCTTTGTAGCCATCGTATTTAATTTCTGAACATTCCTCAAGCCATACTATAGAAACATCATTTAATGATTTCAATTTAGCAGGCTTATCCATACCCTTAAAGATAATTTTTGCACCATTTGGAAACACAAATCCCAAAGGCGATTCTCTTTTTAATACTTTATATTTTCTTTCCTCTTTATCGTATCTGTTTTCAGTTAGTAAATTCATATCCTCAAGTATTTCTGTCATAAGCGAAAAGCAACTGTCTTTTAATGTGTCATATACTTCCCTTACAACCAAAGCTGTTCGCTTTTCTTGAAACAATTTAAGAATGATTTTTAATGCTATCTGATATGATTTACCTGAACCATAACCACCAATAGTAAGATATTTTTCATAATCCCAATCAAATAGAAAATCACTATAAAATGGAGCAACTTGTTTTGTGATTTCCATTACTCATCGCCCCAGCTTTCGTCGTCTTCAGCTGCATTCCATTCTGCTTCCCACTTATCTTCATCAGATTCACCATTAGCAGAAATTTTTGAATCTTTCCCTGCATTAACCACATTAATTGTAACCTTGCTTGCATCGAGCTCTTCCTGAGTTGGTATATTATCCCTATTCCTTTTCCACTTTGTTGATTGCCTGTTATTTAACCAAGCAAGACAAGCAGTAACATCTGGCATAATATGTTTTATAGTTTTTTCTTCTGTAGTTGATATTGATCCATCGGCTCTTGGTTTTATAGTCACTTTTGTTTCTGATATATCCATACCTATACATCTTTGGAATAAAGCATTTTCAACTTGGTAATCTGCAACTTCTTTTCCATTACTCAAAGCCTCAAATATCTGTTCGTCTTTTTCTTTCCAATTAAACAAGGTTACATAACTAACTCCCATTTTCTTTGCTATCTGTTCTAATGTCAAGCCGTCTCTTGACCAACAAGTTAAAAGCAATAGTCCTTGTTCTGTTTTCCATTTTTCGATTTTCTTTTTTGTTACCACTTTCTCACCTTCTTTTTTATGTTTTTAGGAATTTATTTAATTTATATATTATGCAGCTGTATTTGCTCTATTTCTGCTCTTACTTCTAAAGCATATAAATAATCATTCATAATACTTAATTGATCTTTAAGCAATCTTATAGAACAGTTAGGATTAAAACCTAATGTACCTGCATCATATCTTATAAGCATATTATGAAGTTTTTCTATTCTGATTTTTAATTGGTAATATTCAGCCTTAAATCTTTCCTTGTAATCTTCTGATTGCATCATAGGAATTGTATCATTTAAGTTCATTTGTTTAACCTCCATATTACATTCATTCTTTTCTATAGTAAAACCATTTTTCTTTGCTATTTCAATCATTGTATTTATATCCATAATTTCTCCTTCATTTAAGGATATTCTCGTGTATTCCAATCTAAAAAAACTTTGTCTCTTGCATCAGAATCACCTATTGGTGATAATGTCAAATCTGAATTTATTTTATAATCTGAGGTATGTTCTTTTGATGTTCCGCAATTTTCGCACACCACCCTAAATGCCATTCGTATTGATTTAGTGGACAAAGTTCTTCTTATCCTAGGATATAGTTTGGGCTCTTTACCACAAAACGGGCAAGGCTTCAACCCCAAACTATTTTTCAATGTTCCCATTTTTATTTCCCCCTTTTATATCCATTTTATTATTGGATCCCCTTTATAGCCTTTCTCCCATACAAACCAACAAAAGCAAATTGCACTTCCATGTATAGGCTTCCCATCTTGCCAACAACCTATTCTTTCAGAAAATACATATACAACTTTGGGCGGATTTTCTTCAAATAGTTTCTTTCTTGATTTGCTTTCAAGAAATTGTATTCTTAATAGCATAGCCACTTTATAACCATCATCAATTAAAGACAAAGCCTTTTGCACAAATTTAAGAGCATACTTGTATGGCGGATTTGTTATAATATCTGATTTCTTTTGATACCATAAATCCTCTTTATTTACATTTAGAAAGTCAATTCCACCTTTTCCATATCCTCTATAGTATAAATCTGTTGACCTTACTTTATAACCATAGAACTTCAAAATTCTTGATATATGACCTTCACCACAAGCACATTCCCAGATATTGCTATGAAATTTTTCTTGTTCTAAAAGTTTTATTATTGCTATAGGAGGGGTGGCATAAAAATCGTCTTTTTGCCTTGCATTCTTTGCATAATTTCTTGCACCCAAAGTTGAATATACTGCAACTTTATTTTTCACTACGTTTTCACCTTCTGACATTTTTCGCCATCTGCCAATTTCTTTTTTAATTTCTGATTTTCTTCTTTCAATCTTCTGATTTCTTGTTCCAGTTCTTCAATTTTCAAATCCTTTGCACTCTTCAATTTTACTGGCTTATTATATACAACCTTCATTTTTGATACTCCTTATCTGTTTTTATAAATGGAAATAACGAATAACAATATAGATCAATGTAGAGGAAGAGCGATCCGTTGCTATTCGTTACTTTATAAAAGCAGATACAGAATACTCATACAGAGTTATTTAATCTTTGCATCCATAATTCGGAAACATAGTTATATAAACAATTGTGCTTCCTGTTCAATATAATGTATGTAAATATGATGTTGTTGCTTTTATTTACAAAGATTTTATTCAAATTATCTAAAATATATGGCTGTTTCCTCTTGTCTTCAAAGGTAACCGGAACCTAATTGGCCCCTTACTGGACATTTAACCTCTATGCTATTAATTGGCACCATATATTATTTTTTTACTTCGTGTATATTTTCCATAATTTCTTCAACGTTATAAACAAATTGAATCATTTCGGGTAATCGTGACTTTTCAGTTCTGATAAAGCCCTCTTTTGTCTCTTTTGTAAATCTCTTATGCTTTAATTTTATTAATTCGCTCTCTGGGTCATTCCCACATGTTCCCAGATACCCCAGAATCAATTGCAAGAAAATATATGATAAATTATATATCAAAATTTCAAAGCCCATACACGTTAAATTTGAACACATCAGATACGTTGTCAAAATCATAATAAATACATGTATCAGAATTGATATTATTGCTTTGTAATATCTATTTGTAAATTTGATCCACTTATCAAATAGCCTTTTGAAGTATTCAAGCATGTTCTTCAATTCCTTTTCTTGCATATTCATCGGCGAGTTCATTTCCGGCAATTCCATTATGACCTTTTACTTTTATGAATTTTACTATCGGCCTTGCCAATCTGTATAAAGCCATAAATTCTTGCCATAAATCTTTATTTTTTACTTCATCGCCTTTTGAGGTTTTCCACCCGTTCTGAATCCAATTATAAATCCAACCTGAGTTAATAGCATTTATACAATATGCTGAATCTGAATATATAGTCCATTCTGTTGCACATCTGTCATATACATATTGTAATGCATTTATAATAGCAGTTAATTCCATACGATTATTTGTGGTTTGCTTTTCTCCACCGTAATCAATAAATGTATCATCTGAATATATAACCACCATTGCCCATCCGCCTGGCCCTGGATTTCCTGAACAAGCACCATCTGTATAAATATTAACCAATTATATCAGCCGGCCTTTCTCTTTCTCTAATTTCTCCATTTTTAATTGCATAGTTTAATCTGATAGCAGCTTTACAAAATGCTTCATATATTGATGATGCGTGAATTGTGTCAAGGTATACACCAATAGAAATTTCCCGAAGCATTATGGTCCACATACTGCCACCATTATTTTTTGTCATTGAATAAAATATATAGCCTATTCTGATTTGGTATTTAGCCATTATTTTTTCAATGTAAGTCTGTATCAGATCAATTGGTATTTCTACATCTATAGGATATTTACTAAATGGTTTTATTTTTCTGAGACAAGTCAATAAAATTTGTTTTTGCCTTTCATCTGAATATTTTAGTTCCATTACATCTTCAATTGTTTTTTTCATTTTCATTCTCCTAAACAAGAGCAGACCGAAAGTATTTTTATACCTCCGGCCTACTTCTTAAATTTGAACTGGAGGCTCCTAAAATGGGAGTTCATCGTCACTTAAATTTCAGATATCCCAATCCTCATCATCATCGTCCTCAGACTCCTCTACTTTGGGTGCAGGCTTTGCCTTCTTAGCCGGCTTCTTCTCAGCCTTTGCCTTCTTCGACTTCTTCTCTACCTCGGGCTCGATCTCGTCCCAATTATCATCGTCAGTATCAGGCTCGGGATCTTCATTTGTCTTTTTCAGAAGTGCAATATAATATGACTTGTCTTTCTTTGGAGCCGCCTTAATACCAGCCTTCTTACACTCCTTAAACAGATCCATTGCAGTCTTATCTGCATACTCATTGGCCTCAGGTTCTTCTTCTGACTCTTCATCAGAACCAATAGGATACTGCTCAAGATATGCAACAAAATCTGCAGCCTTTGTACCAAATCCCTTTGCCTTCATATCTTTAAGCTTTCCAGCAGCCTTGACCATTTCATAAGCCTTGGCACCTGTAAGCTTCTTTCCATCAGCTTTCTTTGCCGGCTTCTTTTCGATCTTCTTTGTCTTTTCAGAAACCACTTCCTCATCGTCAGACTCTGCCACATCTTCCTGCTCATCGCCTGCGACCTCTTCTGTGGTCTCAACATCATTCTTTATTGCCTTTTCAAACTTATTAACTGTGGCCCACTCAGGGAGACTGGCGATTATATTACAAGCTGCCTCATTATCTCCACCTACCGCTCTTGTGGCCATCATAGCAAATGTGGGGAACCTTCTGTAAATGTCCTTCACATCTTCCATGTTCTGCTCTGCAATTGCCTTAATTGCCTCTGCCATTGTCCAATTCTTTGCCATTTTCAATTACTCCTTTTTTAATTATTATTATTGATTTATATTCACACCTGCTAATCTTAGCTATTTGGTGTAACTATCTTAAATTCTATCTAAACATTTGGCTCTAAAAGTTGCAAGTTCATCAGGTGTAAGAAGTTCTAATGCGTCAAATGCTATCGTCATTCCTGTAACAATATCTGCAATTTCTTTAGTAGTAAACCCAAGCTCTACCAATCTGTCAATTTTATCAAATGCCTTTGTTATTGCTTTCTCATAATTTGTCATGATCTTATACCTCCGTATGATTTTTGATTCACTGTTCTGAATATCTTTTTGCTAAATCTGCAATAGTATTGTTGATGTTTGCTACTACATCAATCTCACCCTTTTTAGCATATTCAAGAGCAAGTTCTGAAAGTTTTCTCATAGCTTCTTTGTATTCGTAGTTTGTCATTGTGATTTCCTCCTCTGAGTGTTTCGGGTTGTTTTTCTTTTCTATGATTATATTATATCACAATTTTTTGGGTTTGTAAATAGGTAAAATGCATTGTTTACAAAAAGTTAATAATTATTTTTATCCCATTCGTTCTCACTGTCTTGCACATCTGATATTCTAGCCAATGCCACATTTATGGCGTCTCTGATATCAACCAACGACTGAACATCTGGGATCTGAATACCTCCTTTGAGGAATACAGAAATTGTTTTGCCTCTTTCTTGCACATTCAACTGTTGAGCAATTGTAAAACCATCGGCTGAATCGTTTACCGATGAAATAACCAAACTTCTTGAATCTCCAACTTTTACACTAGCCAATTGCTTAAATCTAAGTTTACTCTTCATTTTCTACACCTTCTTCAATTTCTATTTCTGCAGAAAATTTCAGAACAAAAACATCAGTACCCACAAGCTTCGTCAGATTGTCAACCTCTACAAAATCTGCTTGACTATTAAATTTCAGATTTCCCTCACCATCATCGTCAATATTAATTGCCTTAATTCTGAATGTTCCGAGCTTTATCGGTTTTTGATCTGTTATTTTTGCAGCTATTTTTACATCGTTGTTCAACGCCTGAATCAGCTGAATATATTTTGTCAATTCTGAATAATCGCATTTAACAGAAAAATCTACATTTCCATTATTCCTGAGTGAATGTCCATTATAGTGTGCAAACACTTTCAAATTAAAATTTACCATGCCTTTTTCTCCTTTTTGAATTTTCTTTCTCGTTCTTGATGAAATGCTGTCCTTGCATTTTCACTTGATTTTATAGATTTTATTTTCCTTTGCTTTTGATCTTCCACCACAATGCTTTCTGAAACTTCACACTTACCAGTTCTGATGTATTTTGCTATTTCTTCAAAATCAATCGGCTTTGCCATTAGCCATACTTCACCAGTATTCAAAAACTGTATCGCAAAACATGGAAGCTTATGAGCAGAAATTGCATTGACCTCCAGAACTCTAATATCTTTTTGATTTATCTTGATACTTTGTGCATCTGTACTTTTCAATTGGCATATCAAATAATCATTTTGACCATCTTCTTTTTCAATCCAAGTGCTACCAGAATTTTTAGTTGGCTTAAATCCCAAACTGTTCATCACATCTGCTTCGTTCCTACGATAAAACTTGAACGATCTTTTAGCCATTTGTAAACCACCTAAAAACCATCTGATTTCCTACAAAACAAAAAGCATTTTGAACATCTTCAATATTTTTATTCTGCTCTTTCATTTTTGCTTTTGCATGAATCATAAGTTGCTTCCAATACTTTGGCATTTTAGACCACACAGTCCAAAAATCATTTTCAGAAATTTTATTTTGTTCTTTTAGTCTTTTTGCAATTCTTGATAATTCTTCTGAATCAATTTTGGAAAAACCTTTGTTGTTGTCATTTATGGATCTACCACAATATTTTTCATCGTCTGTTTGATTATTATACACAATAAGTAATGATCTCAATAAAAACTTATTATCTGTGTATAAAAGTCTTTTCAAATAGTTTTTCCATTGTTCTTGATTGGTAAAATTTTCATATTCTCTTTTTGACATAATAAAAACACCTCAAATCATTTCTACATCTGTAGGAATTTATTGATGTGTAATATAATAATATATATATTATATAATATATTATATCACAACTTAAAACCAATGTCAATACTTTTTGTTAAAAATTAATAAACATTTAACAATTAGTGATAATATCTTTTGCCATATTTCCTTTTTAAGCCATAAATATGATCCATACTTCTTTGATTTTCCATATTTACATACTGATTTCTTTTCTTTGCTGTCTCTGCAAATGCAATATAAGCTTTACAATTTGAATGACAACCTATTTTTCTGTTTTCACAACCTAAACATGGGGCATCTTTCTTTTGCACTATTTCTCCTCCTTCAAATGCTGCAATTTTTCATCAACAAAACCATATAAAGCAATACAAGCAGAATCAGCCGCATCATCATCATAGGTATAATTCTGACCATCAATTATTTTTACAATTCCATTCTTTTTGCGATTGCTAACCGGCCTTAAAATCTGATCTTCGTAACCATTCTGAATTAACCATAAAATTGTAGGCCACTTATTCGGATCAATTTTGTATTTATTATTTTTTGGTTTTGATGTTCCTATTATTTGAGATTTCCATGCCCTTGTATCAACTGAATAAACAGGTATGTTGTATTGATATGCCACGTCAATTATAAGAGCGTTTAAGGCTCCTATTGATTTAATATAATCAATATTCAAGAACCCTTGTGAAAGAAGTCGTATGCGTTCAATAATTACACATAAAGAAAAATCTTGTTGCCTTGATTTCTCTGAATATTTTTGAAATACATTTTGCAATTTATTTCTGAGCTTTTCCCTTTTCTCTGAATTATTGTTGAAGCAATCCAAACGATAATTTGAAATAGTTTTTATTTTGCCATCTACTGCAATTGAAATACCTGTATTTTTATAGCTCTGATCTATTCCAACAACCACTTTATTATATTTCATCTGTATGCTCCTTCTTGATTTGTTTGCACAATTCTTTATTTGAACTTTGTAATACAGCTTTCTTTAATTTGAAAAAATCTGAATCGACTAAAATTATTTTTTGATCTTCAAAACGATACATAATTCTTTTGCATTTATATTTATCAATTTTCTTTTTTCCAATATACATAAATTTTTGTTCTTTTCCAAATATTGTTTTTACATCAATTATATCGCCTGGACACAATTTCAATTTTCTTGCTTTGATATATTTACAAGCTTTTTCATCGCATTCTAAGCAATCTAAATATAAAACAATACAGTTATACACCGGACAAACTTTAGACATTTTTGAAACACCTCAAATATTCAATACATTTTTCTTTTGATGTAAATACCGGCCAATTATGCATGCCAAAAGAGTGGATTTCTTTTCTTGACTTCAGATCAATATAATTTTCATCTACACTTCCACACCCAATAAAATTGCTTTTATCCTTCTGGAATAATTTAATTTTTGTTCTGACCAATTTTATCCTACTATATGTATAGGTTACTGAAAATTCTTTCTTGTCTAAATCTTTAGTATTAATAGCAATGTGTGAAACAATAGCTGATAAAACTGTTTGTTTCCTAGGATCACCAAATACAATATAGATTTTCTGAAACATTTCTAATTTAAGATTATAGTCCATGATATCTCCTCATTTGTAAATAAATGCACCAGGATCGACTTTATATTTTAATAATAAAATTACTCTACTATATCATACAAAATCAATTCTGGTGCATTCTGGTTCAACTGGTGATGAATTAAAGATTATTATATTTTGCATTTAAGATTCTACCAATGCCTTGATTATAACAAGCGTCTTTCATGGCGCATTCTTCTGCTTTCTTACAAGTATATGAATTACAGCCATTACAACGTCTTACCATTTTATGTTCATTCAGAACTTTGTCTTTATAGTACTGGACCTGTTCACATCTTTCAACAAACGGAGCTACAATTGATTTATCATATTTTCTATATAGCACCTTAAAATCTTGAGTGTTTTTATCATCGCAAAGAACAAAGCCTTGATGAATGCCTGTTAAATACATGTAAAATTGTAATTGCTTTTCTCCCGAGGGGTGACCATTTTGCTTCTTAAAAGAAAAAGTATTCATGGATTTGATCTCAACAACCATTTTCCCAAAACCAGGTAAATCTACAATTACATCTGGTGTAAAACTAACTTCATACTCATCATGGAATCTGGTAAAGTCACAATCTTCTGCCTTTGCATAACCAGCTCTAATAAATAATCTTTGCCACTTTTCGTGAATAGCATTGCCTTCCTCGAAAATTCTTCTAAGGCCTACATTTATTTGTTCACCTTGAAGCTGCTTGTAAATCAAAGAAAGAACCTGCTGTCTTACACAAAAAGCATTATCTGAAACAATCAAAGCCGAGGCATGCAATCCAACTCTTTCTTGCGTTTCGGCTCCTCTTGTCATTACCTGCTTTATAAACTTGGTTTCCTCTTCAATATTATGTTCTGTATAAAACATCTGATTTAATATTTTTTCGATTTCCATTTCCTCAGATGTTTGTATTTTCACATTACCATTTCCAGCATTCTTTTTTATTTCACTTATTATTCCCATTTGTCCTTCTCCTCGATACAACATTTTCAACGCCTGAATTTTTTATCATTCTTTCACATATAGGACAAGGCTTAACATCGTTAATTTCTTGCCAATTAAAAATTTCGTCTTGATACTCAACAGATTTATTCTGATCCAGTTTATATTCTTCGCAAGCCAAATACATCGTAGCACCAATCATATCTTTTCTTGCAGCTGATAACATTGCATTTTGTTCTGCATGAACTGAACAGCAATCTGAATAATCACCACTATTATGGGGCTTGTCTATTCTATCGCAATGACCTCTTTCACAACAATTAGTTTCTCCTCTTGCAGAACCATTATAACCTGTTGCTATTATTTCGTCATTCTTGACTATCACACAACCATATCGTCTTTTCAAACAAGTACTTCTTTTTGATACCGCAAGAGCTATCTGCAAATAATACTCATCTTTTGAAATTCTTTTCATTTACTTAGTCTCCTCATTCAGCCAGTCTCTCAAACATTCATCACAAGACGGATCATTCATTGGACAAAATTTTCTGCCACCTGGTAAAATATGCATTATACAAATGTTGAATTTATCCAAATTCTTTTGGACCTCTACCAGATAATCACCGAGGCTTTCATTCATTATCTTTTTTCTATTTGTCAAATCCCCGCACCTCCAAGTCAATATTGATTTGAACATGATCCAGTTGATATTGCAATTCTTTATTTTTTATATGTTCTTTTTCTGCCTCTTCCTGCCAATATGCCTCCTTCAAATCCTTTAAATTCATAGCATATTGAATAGCAAGAATAATAATCAGAACAACTAATATTACACAAAATGTTATACCCTGCATTACTCATCGTCCTCCATAAATTCTTTTGGTATTCTCTTCCCAAATTGTTCTGCTCTTTGCTTCATCAGTTCTTTTCTGATAGTTGGTATATCATCAAAGCTTACAAATCCTCTATCAAAGAAACAAGGTATTTCACATTCGCCCATTGGATTGCAAACTTTTGATTTTACCACTTTACATTTCATAATAAAGCCAACCTTTTCAGATGTAGCAGAATTTCTGGGATCTTTATTTGGTATTTCTATCCATGCTCGTCTTGCAACCTGTATTCTGAGACTGCAAGCATGTTTTAATTTTCTACCACCAGGAGTATCAGTTTTTTCACCAAACATCAAAGCATTCATTTTGTCACGGACTTGATTTATAAAAATCAAAGTTGTTCCAGTAACCTCAATTACTTCCTCAAGTACAGGCAAATATTTATTCATTAGTCGAGCTACTCCACCAATTCTTTGTTCCTCGATTGTATCTTTTTGAACTGCTTTTTCGACTTTCTCTACATCGTCTTTTGGAACCATTGAAGGGACAGAATCAATACCAATCAAAGGAATACCAGCTCTTGCAAATTTCACCGACTTATTAAAAGCGTCTTCACCATATTTAGCTCTATAGATCAGCATTTGTTTTGGCTTATTTCCAAATACCTTTGCTCTTTCTGCGTCAAATGTTCCCTCAATTGGAATATCTAAACACAAATTATGCAATCCACAAAGGTGATATAAAAGTGTAGTTTTTCCTGAGGATTCTGGCCCAAATATTTCTATCACTCTGCCTTCTGGCATTCCTCCACCGATTATATGATCCAGGTCCTCTATACCAGTAGACCATCTTTTTATTTTCAGATTGGCATGTTTTGAACCAATCGAATAAATGGAGCCTTCGCCTTCCTTTTTATTAATTTCATTGCAAAGCTTAATGATTTCTTCTTTGTTTGTTTTTGCCATTTTCAAACCATCCTTTTGAAGTTTTTGCCAGTCCAACTTCTTGGAGAAAATTTTCTGTTCATCTGAATAGTTTTATATCCTTTGTTTATTTTTGTATGCCTCATTTGCATTTCAAAATATTTTCTTGCTAAATGTTCTTTTATTTTCTTTTCTGATTCCAATCTAAGCCACAAATAATGTTCATCTTCATAATATGCACCAGAATGCGCTGTATAGACTTGTGTAAATATATCTGATAATTTATCTACCATATCTGATAAAGTGTCATACAGAACATTTATGAACTCCTGGCAATCATATATCATTGTGCTTAACTCTCCCCATAATCTTTCCCACATATAAATCCTGTACCTTTCGCCATTCTTGAATAGGAATACCACCACAATCAAATTTTTCTTGCAAATTATAATAACATTGTACCAAGTATCTATCATTGTGCCAATCTTTGAATAATTCATAATGTGGATCATAAGCCATTGGATAATTGCAAGCCTTATGTAAATTCAAATAAAAATTATGAGCAGCTTTATAATTCACCTTATACCCTCTTGATTTCATTTCCGAAATAACCAGCTCACAATAATTATAAAAATCTTTTTCAAGAGGGTAGTCCATAATTTTATTTACAAGTAAATGATTTGGAGTTCCTTTGGTTGCTATTGTTTTAGCCAATGCACAACATTCTCTCCACTGAGATAGTAATTGTTTTCTGGGTAAAACTGGGATCAAATCTTTATGCCAAAGTCTCATTCTGATACCTCCAATTTTTTCTTTAATTTTTCATTCTCGTATTTTTCAAAATTTAACTCGTTTTCAATTTCTGATATCTTTTTGCTACAAAGAATAGCCATACAAGCCATTCCAAAAATTCCTCCAACAAATAGACCAATTGTAAAAATAATTATCGACATTCTTTTCATCACCTCCAATAGAAGGGAGGCTTTTGCCTCCCTCTCATTAAATTGCATTTGCTTTCATAAATTTAATAAATTCTGTCATAGCCTTTATATCAAATGTTACTGTTCCAAATCTTGATTCATCAGAATGTTCTGTAATTCTACCGGGCTTCTGGTGAGTTATAAAATCACTGAATGCATTTACCAGTCCCCAACCAGTATTCTTGAAGTTAGCAAGATCTGTTGTTATCGTCCTATCGTATATGGTCTGCATATACTGAATCTTTTCAGCAATTGCATTTTCCTGTCTTGCAGTTGCATTAGCTTTAAGTGCTCTTTCAAAGAACTTTGTGATAATCTGATTTGCCTGCTTGTAACCGATCTTGATAGAAGCAAGTTCCTCAGCAGAAAGTACAAATTCTTGCATATAGTTTGCCACGTTCTTCATCAGATACTCAGCCTCGTGCATTCTATCTGGGAGCGATTTGCAATGATGAATTGCAATTGTATTTGGATTGTTCTTGAAGCTCATAGCGAACTGGTTCTGGCATACTATTCTGAGGGGACAAATTGTTGTTTTCAGAGTTGTGCCACCATTATGGCTATTCTGGAATATTACATAAGGTGTGATCTTATCACCGAGGCAATTTACATCTTCAAGTTTTGCTATAATATAAACCATACCCCAATGTGTTTCACCGGCCTTGACAAATGTGAGCTTATCAGAAATATTATTTACAAATCCGAATGCGTCTCTGTTCTGACAAATGGTGTACTTATCTCCAACTATTCCCTTAATGTTTCCGTTATTATCAACGTTACAAACCTTACCAGGGATCTCCATACCATTGTCAAGATAGATTGGCTGAGGAGCCACCGTATAATTCAGATTTGCCATGTCAAGGACTTCGTCGATCGTTGTAGCCATTGCTACGTTGGTTCCGATTGCCGACCAGGTTGCTGTTCTCTCGTTTGTAATAATGCTTGTGTTTGTCATAATGATTACCTCCGTAAGTTAATTTTAGTTTGTTTACTTATCTTCATTCTTGGGCTGTCCAAGATAAATAAATTCTTTTGCTTCTTCAAGGGTCCAACCATTTTCCATCAAAAGTTTAATGGCCTTTACAATTCTCTCAACTCTTTCGTTTCTGTTTTCTTCTGCTTTCATTGTAATTACCTCCGTAATATTTTGGTCTAGCCGTTGTGATTATTACCACTCTTGCTCTGTTGTTCATCTGAACATCTTTCAGATTTCTTTCTTCTATGGTCTTATTATATCACATAATTTTTGGTTTGTAAATAGGTAAATGGCATTGTTAACAAATAATTTACAATTATAAAAATAGGCCCCAAAAGGAGCCTAGATTGCATTAAACTCTACTTGCCTTAGCAAAAAGAGTTGAATTATATTTTGTTACTCTTTTCAGATAAGTTTTCTTGCTAAATTCCAAAGCACCTTGCTCTTTCAAAATATCAATCACCCTTGACGTCACAACCCTTGATTTACAACGATCATAAAAATTATCAAAAGATGTAAAAATTCCATTCTTCTTTCTCTCTTGCAAAATATATTCTGCAGCTTTTTCACCAACACCTTTTATGTCAGATAAACCTTGTTGTATAATATTTTCATCATCAACTTTTCGCAAAGCTGTTCTCGGTTGTGAATAATTTACATGCGGTAAAAATATTACAGATCCACTTTCTGCTGCCTTTGCACTAAATGTATCGTATTGCTTATCATCAGAAGCATATTTGATTTTTGTAAACCAATATTCTGTTGGATAATAAACTTTATAAAACATTTCCTCAAATGATATCAAAGTGTAACCAACTCCGTGCCCTTTATTAAACGAATACGAATCAGTCATTTTTACAAACAAATCTTCTGCTTCAGATTTTGTAAAACCTCTTTTCTTTGCTCCATTCCAAAATTCTTCAAGCAAATTCTGACCTAATCGTTTTTGCTCTGCAGCCTCCTCCGCTTTTTGCGAAGTGGACTTCATCATCTTTATTATTTTATCAGCAGTTGCCCACTCCATTTCACCTATATAAACACATATTAGCATTATTTGTTCTTGATAGACAATTGTACCATACGTCTCTTTTGTAAACTCCCAATATCTACTCGACTTTGCTTCCTCAATATTCAGTTTATTTTCTGCATAAGCATCTGGCATTTTTAACGACAATGGACCTGGTCTATTCATGGACGAAGCTGCAACAGCATCTTCAAAACAATCGCAGTCTATCTTTTGCAGAATTGATCTAGGAGTTACAGAATCAAACTGAAAAATACCGTCACATTCACCTTTATTGAAAGCATCTAAAATTTTTGGATCACTTACAACTTTACTATAGTCTACAACCTTTCCAGTTGCCTTCCGCAAGTCTCCAATAGATTCCATTGTTTTAAGCCCAAGTATATCAAATTTAATAACATTCACTTTTTCAATATCTATCAGATCATAATTTGTAAAATAATTGCCATCTTTATCAATTCTAATAGCAGTATATTGCGATAAATCTCCACCTGTTATTGCAACACCTGCCGCATGAGTTCCAATATATCTGACCTTTTTATATAACTTTATAAAATGCTTTATAATATCATCATACAAATTATTATAATATATATAATTCTTATCTGCAACCAGACCATCTGCATTAAGCTCTTCACCATCAACATAATTTTTAACATACGATTTGATTTGTGAAATTGTGGCTTTATTTACTTTCTTTTCTGTATCATCAATATCGCCTGTCGTAGGCAATCCACAAACAGAAGCTAAATCATTTATTGTATTATCAACTCTATATAAACCGTATGCACAAATTCTTGCAGCATGACCTTCGTATTTTTTTATTAAATATTCTATAACCTCATGCCTTCGCGATGTCTGAAAGTCCAAATCAATGTCTGGTATTTTCTTTTTATCCATCCTGAGAAAACGCCTAAAATCAAGATCAAACAAAATAGAATCAACTTCTGTTATTCCTAAAGCAAAAGCAACTTCTGAATTGCAAACAGAACCTCTGCCTGGTCCAACTAAAATTCCACGATCTTTTGCCCATTTAACATAATCTTGAACAACCAAAAAATAATCTGCAAAACCGTGATTTATAATAACTTTCAACTCTTCTTTGCATCTATCAATATATTTCTTTGTATAAATTCCACGATTCTTTAACCCTATTTTTACATTTTTAATTAAAAGCTTGTTTGAATCTCTACCCTCTGTTTTTGGCATTACAAGCTCCAATTTATCCAAAATTTCTCCATCTACTTTGTTTTCTATCTCATCTAAATTGGCATACATTTTATCTGCCATTATTCTGACTTGTTCTTTTCCAAAATCTTTCAAATGCATCTTAATAAATCTTTTTTTCATATCATCAGGCTTCGGCATATATCTTTCTGTATATGTGCCTTTAACCCATTCCAAATCATGTTTTGATATTTCATGCATTTTTAAGTACGAATCAAAATCTTCCTTTGCACCTCTGTGTGAATCTGACGTCAATATACATTTTATACCCAACTTATTTGCAAGTTTTATAGATTCGACATTTACTTTTTCTTGCACCCCTTCTTCTGAAATTTTGTATGGCTGAATTTCTACATAAAAATCTTCTCCAAAAATAGATTGCATTTTTTTTAGATATTTTTCAGCCTTTACAAAATCATTTTTAATAATACATTGAGCCAAATAACCGGCAACACAAGCCGAGGTGCAAATCAAGCCTTCGTGATATTTCTCCAACATCTTAAAATCCCAAATAGGATTATAATATTTTTGCTTTTCACCTTCAAACTGAATTATATTCATATTCTTATAGCCAACTGTATTTTTTGCAATCAAAATCAAATGGTAACCTCTTGTTTTTTCTTTCCATTTAGGTAAAAAATATCCCTCAACTCCAAGAACTGGTTTTATTTCAGCTTCTTTACAAGCATAATAATGCTGAACCAGTCCATTTGTATTTCCATGATTTGTTATACCTAAAGCCTTATATCCTATCGACTTGGCATATTGAGCCAATTCTTTAGGGTGACCAAACCCATCAAATATCGAAAAATTATCATGTCTATGCAAATCAAACATTTATAAGCCCCTCATTTGCTAAAAATTCCAAAAATATATCTTTGTTTTGCTCTGGCATGTTGTCAAACATCACTTTCAAAAATTTTATATTATGACATAAAATGCAAACTATATACTTATCCGCTATTTTTCACCAAATTCCTTTCATATAAATGCAAAGAGCCAGCAATATGTGTATAAGTTCCGAGTTCAATCCCCAACTTCATACTCAACAAAATTTGTAAATTACAAAATTGGAAAACATCATAAGGAAAACCCAACCAAAGATCGTTTGATCTCATATATACTGTCATATAAAGCTTATTGTTTCTCACAAAAAACTGGAGACACACAGTGCAATTAACATCTTTACTCGATTGATTATTAGGTTCTTTTATGTGAACGACCGCCTGCCTCGAATTACTAGATGTGGCTAAAAGGTTATACACATATTCAAGTTGATCAAAACCATACTTCTTTTGAATACAATAACCATAATTAGAATTTACAGTTTTGCCATCGTCTGACATACGATCCCAATTCTTTGTGTACTTCTGGATTTCTGACAAATTGTTATTCCCTGATAAATACCATAAAAATTCGCCAATGGCATATCTCATTGACATGTTTCTGATTTTGCTTTTTACAATATTTTGTGTCGGATCATCAATGACTGTTATTGCATTTATATTCTCGCCAACAACTTTTCCATCTCGCGAATCAGTCGGAGGCAAGTCTTTTTGCGATAAAATTTTATACCACATATCAAACGCATCGGTTGCATTGTCACATATAATCATGCCATTAAAATCAAAATTTTTAGCAGACACTTTTTTCACCTTCCATTAATTTTGACGATGAACGAATTTTTTCGCCTAGCCCATCAATAACGATTACTCCCAACTCTTCACAAATTTTTCTTTCAGGAATTTCATTCTTATTTCTATCCCCGCCTTTTGCAAAATAAATATTTTTACATAAAGGATTTTTTCCATATCTATTTACAATAGCTTTTATTGATTCACAAACCGTTGAATCGGAATCTTGACTGACAAACACTTCATCAACAAACCGAAGGCTATAAACAATTCTTGCTCTGTCATTCTGAGACATAACCTTGTAACCTTTTTTATTTTTCAAAAACTCATCGTTATTCACTATACAAATATGGTGGGTATTGTATGAAATATTTTTGGCCTTTTCCAAATAATCTAAATGTCCAACATGAACTGGATCAAACCCTCCTGATGTAATTACCAAATCAAACATCTGAACATCCTCCAATTTCTTTTATTTTCTCAATCATCGTCAGAGCCACCAAATTTGCATTGTGCTCAAGTATAAAATTATTATCATAATTATCTACATCATCATCTGTAATGAACTGTGCAATCTTGCAGGCCATTTCATATTTATCATTACAATATCCTTTATAATCTTTCTGAAAAATTTCAGTATATCCATACTTATTTGGTAAAAAGCAAACATTACCAGTTCTTGCACAATCAACTGTTGACATTGACCACATACCTGGTGAATCAAAAAATGTATTTATATGCCCACATATTTTATCAGATTTCAAAAACTCTTCATAATCTTGTTGCGAATCCAATTTCACCATTCTAAAATATGACTTATATTCTGACAAATCAATATCTTTTCCACTTGGATTTGTAAAATAAACCACTGGCATCGGAATCATTTTTTCCATAATATTGCATACATCTATTAAATTCATAAATGCATTAAAATAATATGGATCCGAACTTAACCTATGATTGTAAATAAGTGATACATCTGCATTCTTCTTTACTTTATATAATTCACCTTTATATGTCGGTTGAGCTTTTGCAGAATTTATAACCTTAAACAAACTATAATATTTATTAACTCTATCAATTGCAAAGTCAGAATTAAAAAAACATAAATCTGCCTGTTGCATTCCCTCATATTGCCTCAATATCAAATCTGGCATATTATCAATTGCCAGCCAATGATTATAGCAAATAAATTTTGAATCAAAAAATATTTTTTTCAACTGCAAAACTTTTGTAGGATCATTAACAAACACATAATCAAAATGCTCAAATGTGCTTTTAATATTTCTGAAAAATTCTACATTAAAATTAAATCTTTCTAAATAAGCATTTGTAAAATCTCTTACATTATTTGAAATAACTTCGCATTCGCTAAAATTATCTCTATCAAACAGAGCACCCAATAGGCTAAATTCAAATGCAATGGTTATATCATATTCTTCGGTAAATGCGGTCCCCATAAGATTTCTAAGTACAGACATATTACTATCTTTTGTTAAAAGCACTTTCCCATCTGAGGATAAACTGCTAACTTGAGGGATCCACAGCATCCTTTTTTTCATCAAAGGTACACCCTTTCTTTATCCTTGTACTCATCCCAAATTTCATTAAATTTTCTGTATCTATCACACTCTTTGCAAAAATGATACAATACATTTTCATCTGAAATTGTCTCGCCTAAATTATCAACAGTATACCTTCCATCCCAATCCTCTCCATTATCATTTATTGCCCTGCAACATGGATAGCATCTGCCATCTTCATCAATAACCAAATGTTCTGATTTTACAAAACATTTTCCAAGGTAATCTGGCCTAGAACCTATCAATGGAAGCACTCGGTCTGGGACAGAATTATCAAAACTATCAATAATATATTTTATCATATATGGCTTTAACTTTGCTTCTTCATCAGTGTGCACTGGAAAAAACCTAATGTTATACCCTTTCGACCAGCAAAACATAAAAATATTTCTTACATCAAAATAGTTTCTGCATGAAATTGTAGCATTTAATTTTAATTTTTGTTTTTTCAAAGCAAATAAATATTCTATATTTTTCAAAACAAATTGATACCCATTTACCTTTGGCCTTCTAACTGAATTATATGTTGGCTCATTGCTACCATCAAATGATACCTGTACGACATCTGCATCTTCCAAAAATTCTTTCTGGTCTGCGGTTAAATCATAATTCAAATTTGTAAAAATTTGATACATAATTTTTTTTGTTTTCAGGATTGTCGCAAGCTCTCTCAATTTTGAATAATGCAATGGATCTCCACCCGAAAAAGTAAATGTTGCATCTGGATATTTTTCTACATATTTTTCTACAATATTTAGCGGCATTTCTTTTTTTGCCCATGTATATTTTCTACACATAAAGCAATTTTGATTGCAACTAGTAGTCAATTGCATTTGAATGCTTTTCATATATGACAAGCCTCCCAAAGTATCTTTTTCAACTTCTCCTGATTTACAATATCAGAATATTTAATCATACATTTTGGCAATTCAGAATTTTTATAAATCATTTCAAAAAGATTCTGATGTTGAAACAAATCACTTCCATGTTCCTGAATTGATCTATTTATATTTTCTGGCATTACTAAAACAATCAAAACAATTTGTTTTTTTGAAATTTCCACCAACCTTTTTTCTGAATCCAAAAAAGCTCTCTCATTGTACTTTCTTTTATTGCAAATTGCATAAACCTTTTCGCTCCAATGGAATCTATCAACAATTACATCCTGAACTATTCCATTTTCAACTAAATTCAAAAATGTATTTGCCTTTTCAGAGCACACATCAGATTTGATTTCTGAGTATACAAAATTATCCTTGAACACATTTATTTTCTTCATTTCGTCTGAAAGCATTTCTGAAAGTATATTACATAAAGTTGTCTTACCAACCCTATCTATGCCTTCAACTACAATTATCATTTTTACAAATCCTATCATTATTTTTTTGTATCTTGCAATCAATTGCACTCAGAACATCTTGTGCCGAGAATCCTGAATGCATTGCAATATTTATGGCCGTAATAAACACATCTGCAATTTCATCTAGTTTTTCTGCCGGTTCAAACCTGCCATTCCTATGAGTTTTCCAACGTTTATCAGATTTCATAACCTCACCAAGTTCCTCAACCATTGCTTGAATGTGATAACTAAATTCTTTCAGATTATCACCAGGACATTTAACCCCGGTGATATATTCTTGAAATTCTATTTGCTTTTTATAAAGATCCTCAAACTTACTCATCGTCTTCCCACTCTTCCTCGTCGCCCCAGTCGTCAGCCTCGTCCTCTGGCTCTTCTTCATCGTTCCAATCGTCCTGAGCCTTGTCCCATTCCTCAAGCAGGTTCATGTAATATCTTTCACTCTTCTTCGGAACACATTCAATATCTCTTTCTTTGCAAAGCTTGTAAAGTTCTTTTGCTGACATTCCAAAATATTCATTGTCGAACTCTTCTTCATTATCTGAACTTACTTTTTTCTTTGTTGACGATTTCTTTGCAGATTTTCTTTCCTCATAATCGTCGTCCTCATCGTCGTCTGCATTTTCATCAGGAAAAGCTTTGTCTATCAGATCAAGAATTTTCTTTTCAGAAAACGGCTTTGCTTTGTCATTTCTAAATTTTGCTTTATCCATAGGAATTACAGAAAAGCTCTTGCCCTGACCTTTACCTTGCTGGGTAATTATATAATCTCTATCAGTTACCGTTCCATAAGTATCATATAAAGCCACAAGAGCAGGTACTGGTGAACAGTTATTTACAGCAGCCATAATCAGCTTGACTTCCTTGGCTTCATAGTCCCATACAGACCAAAGATACTGGCTTCTTGTTCTAAGCCCCTCCTGCTCACAATATGGGCAAGACTTTCCAAATGTTTCTCTACACGGTACATTTATACCCTGTTCAAAACTATCGTGGAAAACAACCTCCATACCATCGTCCATGTCTGTTAAAAATCTGACTCTTGTTTTCTGACCTTCTCTGAAATAAATAAATTTGCCTTTATTCTGACCTGATTTCTTCACGTCTCTTTTGATCTTATCAAGCAATCCCATTGTAATTAACTCCTTTGTATAATTTAGAAATAATTGCAGATAGCCATGTCGTATCAGTAATACCCCTGCATAGAATTATCCCAAGCCCGAGCCAAGTTAAATTGTTTTGCCCAGTGTCTATGCCCAAATATTACTATTTAGAATTTTTACAAGCTCTATCTTTTGCATGTTCTCAATTTACATTTTGTGTACATTTCTTTTGTCATTTCCCCAATGTCCTTTACATTGTCAGGAAAATAAAACCTTTTGGTTTTGAAAAATTTTCTGAGGTAATTGTAGCCTTTAATTCCACATTCATCATTGTCGGTTGCGACTATAAGTTGCGATACACCAGCTTTTTTCAATTTTTCTATCTGATTTTCTGTAGCTTTCCAACCAAATAATGCAACTGCATTTTTTTCACCAAATTGAATTAATTTCAACATATCCATATAGCCTTCTACAACAACCGCCGTTCTTGAATGATATGTCCCTACCACTGTAGTTGCTCTGCTAAACCCCTCATTGTATAAATATTTTCTTTTCTTTTCGACTTCTTTGCTTGTCGTTCTACAAACATACCCCTTAAATTCTCCATTGTCTAAAACTGGAAAAATTATCGGATATTGTTTGTTATATGTCAATTTTGCACCAATCAAATTTAATGTTGATTTTTTGAATCCTCTACCCAGCATATAACTTGCTACTTCTGAAACATCGTCAGATTTATCAAACCAATTTGTTTTTGATAAGCAATAATAATAATCTTCTGCCATCGTCAAAAAAGTTTGTTCTGAATTTTTATACTTTTTGCTTCGCTTAAAATTCAAATGCAAATTTTGTGATGTTTTCAAAATTTTATAAAATTTGATTTCAGATTCAAGATCATTTAACCCGTTTAATTTTTGCTCCATTGTTCTGACAAATTTTTGAGCATTTCCATTTTCGGCACAACCGAAACAGTAATATTTACCATCTGACAAATTTATCACCATTGACGGATTTACATCTTCGTGAAATGGACAAATAATTTTTTGTTCTGCTTCGTCGGATCCAATCAATCCATAATAGTGCAAAACCTTTGCTAAATTTTCACCTGCTTTATCAATCGTTACCACCCCTATTTCAGAGTGATATATCTTGTTGTTTTGCTAACCTGGCAAAACTCCTGTACCTCTTCTGCACTTACCTCTCCAATATCATAAAGCTGATCAAGTTTTTTGTTGTTGACTTTTTCAGACACGGAAAGACAGGACCTAAGTTCTTCTGGAGAAATTCCATGCTCTTTTGATAGAGCAATAAGCTTCGTAATGTCTGCAACTCCATATGTTTTATCAACAATCTTTTTAAGCTTCTTATTCCCTAAAAGTTCTCTTGCTCTGTCAAGATCATACTTTACCTCCGATCTTTCACAAATAGAACACTTAAGTGGAACCTTTGAAAATGTTGCGTCTACATACTCATAGGATTTTTCATGTGCTTTGTCAAGGAGCATTATGATTCGATTCTTTATAAATTCCAAATCACGTTCGATCTTTGCAATCTCATCCCGTTTATTTTTATAATCGCGAATCATTTCTTCAATCTGCAACTTTGTCTTTTTATTCATTACAGACTCCTCCTAATGTTCTCTGCCCACGTCCCTCTCTTTATCAGATTGTAAATATTTTTTGGCCACCTTTTTCCTGTCTTTACCCAAGCAACCTGAGCAAAATCAATAACAGAAATATTACCAAAATAATCTACAATTTTAAGCTTTTCGTTCTTCTGAGAAATTCTAATTACCTTAGCAGATTTCATAATACCCTCAGTTGAATTATAAGCCACCAGGACGCCTTCCTCGATATTCTTTAGATATCTTACCTTCCCTGTGTTCTCGTCGATTCTGGTGCGATTTTCAACGACTGGCGATGATTCTATGTTCTGCTCTTCAGGATCATAAGTTCTTGCATTAATCTCATTTATGAGCTGATCCTTTGTCATGTTCCAACGGCCCTTAATTCCACATTCCTTTGCAATCTCTCTGAGTTCCTTTACAGTTTTGTTTTCCAGGTTCATAGTGTTACCTCCGTAAAATATTATTTATTCCTCATCTGAGGGATTTAGCTGGGGTAGTTGGAATCGAACCAACGATGATGGAGTCAAAGTCCACTGCCTTATCCGCTTGGCTATACCCCAATAATATTATGATCTTACATCTTTCATAATATCATCAAATGTCTTGTTGAATTTTTCACAAAACAGAACTTCGTAAAAATTGGAGAATTTTCTGTACTCACCAGATAATGCTATATTCATTAACATTTTGCCTTTATCTTGTCCAGCAATACTTATTAGCTGATTTTCTTTCAGCATATAGTTCTTCATGTACTGAATAAATGACTGAATATATATAGCTTCGAAAAATTCTTTTGTAAAAGTTATCTCGCCTTTTTCCTCTGAATCCATCAGAATATCAATTGCTTGCTTCATAGCTTTGCAATCCCTTGATCTTTCATTCAGATAGGTTTTTACATCTTCTGTATCTGGGGCATCTCTTTCTGCACTTCTTTGAGTTGGCAACATCACATTGTTATAAAAACTGCTCAACCTTGCAATCATTTCTTCATTTGTCATTCTTTGTTCGCCTCCAAAAAATCTTCTTTTATAATTTTCCGCCATACTGTTAAAGTATCAACTTCCTGATTTATGGCAATCTTTTGATTTCTGCTTTTAACTCTATGGGAAACTTTTGTTAGCAGTCCTATTTCCTCAGTTATCTCTGACATAGCTTTCTGAATTTCCCCGCCCTTAGCTATCTTGTATATATCGTAGAAACTTCGTGCCATTGTATCACCTCCATTAACAATAATTGAATCCCCAAGTGTCATATTCAAAATCACACATAAGTATATAATTAAGTAAACTAGCTATTCTCGAAATTTCTTGCCCATTAAATCTACCTGCAAAAACCAGTTCAACTATAGTCTTTTCGTCAATCATATAAACATCATATGATACCACCAGAGTTTTATTGAAATTCACATCATGCGAAACTGCCCTCTCGGTTAGTTCTTCAACGATCTTCTCACGATTGTCCAAAAGTTCCAACGGCGATACATTTACCTGCTGTTTGATAATATTTAACATTTTCTTTTCCTCCTCTGGGATTATGCGAAATACTTTTCAACAAATTCTTCTTTTGTAAGGGTATGCTGATCAGATCGGAAGAGCACA